CTGGTAAGCGGGCAGGCCCACGCCGTCGTTGGTGGGGCGAAGGTCGGCACCCCAAATCAAATACGAACCCGTCTTGGTCGGTTCGTATTCAGGGCAAACAAATACTGTTGCCGACCCGGCTGCGGTGGTCGTTCCAGTTACGCTAACACGCTGCCAATTTGTTGTGGTCGTAAATTGCTGAGCGACGTTAATCACACCGACGCCAAAAATATCAAAGCTGCCGATTCCAGATCCAGACACGCGCTTGATATAGCAGCTAAACGTATATGACGTATTTGCCTGCAACGTTACATTTTGTCGTACTTGCGGATAGCTTACTGACGTGAAAGACATCAAGTCCGCTGTAGTCGTTCCGTCTGGCGCAAGTCCTGAGTTTGCAGTTATTGAGACCCCAGAGGTAAGGAACCACACCGCCCCATCCTGAAACTGCTCCGTCTTCGTCAGCAAGTTATACCGCGCGCTCAGCGTCGGGCGGGACGGGTTGGAAGTCTGGAAGGCGTGGTTGCCGCGCCCACTCTTGTCAAGAATTCTTCCAACTGGACGTTCCAGCACGCTTGGAACCGGAATAGTGCCAGCCGAATCCTCAAACAGCGTGGCCAGATCAGACGGGTCGTACCATGTGCCCTGCTCGCCCGCAGCAAAGAGCGACGCAGGGCTGAACTGGCCGCCAAATACCTTGGACCGCGATCTGAACCTGAATCGCGTGATTGGCAACACGTTAAAGGCCCCGTCCAGAGATGATGTGTAGCGAACCTGCGCCACCTGGCGCAATGTAAGCCACCGTGCGCTCGCCTCGCGCCTTGCCAAGACTCACCTGCGTGCCCGGCAGCAACGGGTAATCAGCAGTCGTCGCCGTCTGCGAACCAGTGCCGATCCGCACATAGGCAGTGATAGTCGTGCTCAGATTCGTCAGCACCACACCAGTCGAGTCAAAGGCAAGCGTGGTCGATGCAGACGCTACATTAGGCGTGACAGTCAGACCGCTACCATACCCAGGACAGAAGCTTTCAATTTCGGATGCCATGATCTAATCCTTCAGGAGATGCGATACCAGGAGTTCGTAGCCTGCACATACCGCATGCGGAAATATGCCCCAGCAGCAAGCGTGGTCGGTGCGCCATACAATTGCGCAGCACCATTTGCCGCCAGCGTGAAAGTCGTGATGATCTGCGTAGTCGTCACCAGCACCTCAGATCCGTCAGGCGTCTGAGTGTTAAGCGGCAGCGTCACAGTCCCTGCGGCAAGCGTGCCAGCAGGCTGGATCAAAATCCACTGCTGGTCAGTCGGAGTAGGTACTGCAATGTTGAACCCAGTCCCAGGCGTGTAGAGATTGCTGGCCAGTGCAGGCGCTGCGAAGGTCTGCTGGAAGTAGGCAAGGAGCGAGCTGATCGACATGCGCCGAGCGTCGCCGTTGTTAGGCGTATAAACTGGGATTTGATCGCCAGCCGATACCTGACCGAGCACAGGAAGCTGATTGATTTGCGGCATGATGTCTGTCAGTTGAACTCAATCGGACCGTCAGGGCCAGCCGTCACAGGATCGACAGGGCCACGCACAAACGGGTCATCGTAAACACGCCAAGGCTTGTTTCCAGCACCCAGCGGCATAGTGTTGGGCAGTTGCTTCTCAAGCGGGAAGGTCGCACGCTGCAACAGCAGATCGTACCCATTCTTTGCCGTTGCCTTGGTCTCATTCATCACTTGCTTGCCGTAGCTTGGCGCAAGTCTGATCCCAAGGTTGCAGATGATGGCTTCATACGCTGAGTCAGGCACGTTGGTCTGATCGTCAATGCCGCCATCTTGAGGGCTGGACGGAATCGGATAGCCCAAGCGGATGCCTTTTCCGTTCCAGTCAGCCATCATTGCATCGAGCCTGCGCCTAGCAGACTCAAGCTGCTCAGGTTGCAGATCAAATACATAAGACGCCAGACCGATCTCTTCGAAGGCTGCATAGATGAACTGACGCCTGCTGTATCCCATTTCATGCACCTTTCATGACTGCATTGATGCGATCAAGGAGCCGCTTGTCTGTCGTGCGACCGTCAAACTTGATACCCATCAGCGTAGCCTGTTGCTCAATCTCTTGACGACTAGGCATTGACTCAGGCACAGGTTCAGGCTCAACAGGCTTGACAGGCTCAGGCTTGAGCTTATCCCAAGGCTTGAGCGCTTGCACGCGTTTAGCTTGCGCCTTGCTCAAATGATTGATGAACGCAGCATCACCTGCATGGCCAATGGCATCCCGCAATGACCCATGCCAACCTTGTTTCAGCCAGTCAAGATATTCAGCCTCAGTCTGTGCAGACTCGAGCTTGTAGCTCGCACCTGAGCTATGTCGCAGCGTGCCGGGAGAGCGATAGACAAAGCATGGAAACTGCATCACTTACCTTTCTTGGCCGGTGCCTTGCCGGGCTTGCCAGCCTTCATTGCAGCCGAGCGTGCCGTGTTCAATGCAATCGCCACAGCTTGATTCTGAGGCTTGCCAGACTTCATTTCCTTGGAAACATTCTGACTGATCGACTTTTGCGAATAGCCTTTTTTGAGCGGCATGATGTTCCTCTAGTTGAAAAAAAAGGGCGGCAGCCTCAGACCGCCACCCTTAACACACACCAGGAGAACCCTTAGCTCGCGATACGGTAGATAGTATACGCATCAACCGCAGTCTTGCGCACTCGGAATTGGCCCGAGTTGCTGGCCGCGACGGCCATGCTACCGACCAGCGTACAACCAGTCACGCCACCGCCCACCGAGATGGTGAAGGCATTTGCGCCGCCCGTGTTAATCACCGAGAAGTCAAACGATTTGCCAACCGAGAAGGTCGTGGCAGCAAACAGCACAGCAGCGGTAGGCGGCGTCGCCGTCACAGCAGCCGCCGTAGACGAAGTGACGATGCCAGCCAGCATCATGGCAGCGGTCAGGTTGCCGGTAGCATCCAGCACGCCTGGCGCGCCTTGGTTCTGCCAGTCGCCGCCCATGCCGACCACAGGGTCAGTGCCGACCACATAGGCAACCGGGAATGCGCCTGCGTTGATGACAACCGTTCCGCCGCTGGCAAACGCAGCCGAGGTGTAGGTCGTGTCAACAACGGTCGCCAGGAACTTTTGCTGTTCAGGTTCGTTGGGATAGCCAACCAGTTGATAGACGGTCGCCTCGCCTTGAGCTTGGACGGCAATCTTCTGGCCAGCGGTCAGGGTAACGGTAGCGGTGCCTTGCGCCGCAATCACAACATACGACATTTTCTAGTCCTTTGATTTGATGGTGAGATGAGTTGCGGGCCAGCTAGTTGCCAGCCCGCTTGCCATCATCAGGCCTGACCGAACAGCAGGATGCCCGACATCTCAGGCTGCTTGTTCACCACACCATACAGCGTATCAAGACGATACTTCGTTTTCATGGTGTTGATGTCGTACTGCTTCTGCATGACCAGCTCGATGCCCTGGTCAGTCGTCGCACGCATGACGGCGGCACCGCTATCGCCCGGGACAGCATAGCGACCCGGCAGGATCTCAAGCGCGTCTTTCTGCCAGAACACATTGACCGGAGCGGCCGCAATGTTCAGACGGTCAACGGTAGCCGAGGCAGCCGGCACAACCACGCAGTTCTGATACTGAGCTTCAGCATCGGTGCCGCCTTGGTTCGAGATGATCGGCGGGGTGATGACCGAAGTAGTCGAGCTCAGGCGACGCACGATACGAAAGGTCTTGAGCGACCCGGTATCAGCCTTGGTGATGTGATGAACAGCATTGACGCCGCTGATCGTGATCGCATCGCCTTCAGCCAGTTCGGTCGTGACCGCGCTGTGCGTGATGGTCTGGAAGCGGTTGTCAACGTTGCCAGTCTCGCCACCGGTAGCCACGCTGGTAGCAACCGGCACCCAGTAGTTCGCGGCAGCAGTACGCGTGTCCATCGTCGGGTCAGAGCCACCAGCCGCACGGATGCGGTTAGCGTAGTCAAACTTGTAGGTTTCAAAGCCTGCGACCGTACCTACAAAGCCACGGCGGTAGGCTTCGTCCGACATGCGATTGCCGAACGATCGGGTAGCAGCGGCCAGGTTGCCGGCCATGCCGTTGTAATCGCGGCTGGACAGGGCCAGATAGCGATCAAACTGCTGCACGCCTTGCTCATTCATGACGGTATCGCACAGGGCCACATCGTCATAGTCGCCAGCGGCGGTGTTGGTCGTGACAACCAGCGAGCCTTGCAGAGCAGCAACGTTCATGATCGCCAGGTTGATGTCAGACGCAAGCTTTTGCTTGGCGCTGTCACCCAGGCGGCCTTCTTGCAGCGAGTCACGCAGCTCAAGCGCATCCATGATCCACGGCACAGAGCGCTGGAAGCCGAGCGTAGCAGGCACCGAGAGCTGCGTCATGTTCTGGAAGTTCAGCGATTGATCCATGCCGCTGAACGACTGGGCAATGTAAGGCTGCGGACGCCAGATGATGTTGTTGGTGCGCTCCATCATCGTGCTTTCGGTGCGATACAGCGACACGTTGCGCGAAAGCACAAGCGCGTCGTTGAAGCCTTCAAGCAGATCTTCGAACGCGACGCGTTCTTCTTTTGAAAACGAGTTACCGGACATGATTAGTTCCTGATTGGATGAGTGATTTGAAGCGGAGGATCCGCACCTAACAACTCAACCGATTGGAGCCGGTTGGCCGCTCAAAAGACTTACACTGCCGATTTATGGCTGGCGAGACCTGTGGGCGTAATGTATCACGCCCATTCTGTCAATTGCAACTTATCGCTTTGCAGCCTTTTCCCGCAGTTGTCGCTTGTACGCAATGACCTTGGTCATGTCGCCAGTGCGTTCGGCCTCAGCACGCAGGCGGTCAAGGTTGGAATCGACCGAGCCTGAGCTGCGAGCATTGCCAGAAATGACGCGTTCTGGTGCGGTTGCTGCTTTACGATTGGTTATTTTCAATTCTTTTTCCAGTTTGGCCACGGCAAATGCAAACTTGACCGGATCGGTGATCTTGGCAAGTTCGGCTGCTTTCTTGGGATTCTTGCCCAAGGCATAGATGACAAGCGCAGGATTGTCTGCACCTTGAATCATCACGCCTTGCTGAGTTACGTTGAAGGTCTCTTGTGCGACCGCCTCGGCGTCATCGTAGTCACGGACCTTCAGTTCCGCCTTGGCGCGACTGTAGGAGTCCAGGCGCTCTTGCCATGCTTGTTGCTGTTGCTGCTCAGCTTGGCGAACCTTGTCCATCTCAATGTCGTGCTGGCGCTTGCGGTCGTGCCAGTCGTCTAGTGCCTGTTCAAACCTGTCGGCGTCATAGTCAAAGTCATCGAGCTTGGGCTTTGCACCGAGTGTTACGGGCTTGGCTTCCGGCTGCGTGCTGGTTTGCAGCTTTGCTTCCAGCTCGCGGATGCGGCGTTCCTTTTCCCGATTGGCTTTGCGCAGATCACGCACCCATTCAGGTGCTCTGACTTCTTCTTCTACTGGCGGCTCTTCGTCGCCAATGGAGACTACAACCTCTTCTTGTTCCGGTTCTTCTTCGGGTTCTGCCTGTGACTCAATCTCGAGTTCTTCGATGGGTAATTCTTGCTCATCGAGTTCGATGTCAGTCGGTGTATCAAATTCGTCGTTCATGTGTTGATCCAATTAACTCGCCCGGAGACGGCCGGGCGGATACCGTGTGCCAAGGTTACTGAATTTCAGGAGGCACTTCCTGATTCATGGCTTGTTGTTGCATGGCTTCCATGTTTTGCATGGCCATCTGTTGTTCTGCAACGCCAGTCTTTGCCAGGGTCTCAGCAGTCTTTGCCCGAGATAGCCCGGCATCAGCCACAGTCTTGATGGTATTGGCGCGAGCCTGGGAGGCTTTGGCGGTTGCCTCTTCAGCGGCTGCTTGCAGATATACGCTGTTGGGATCTTGCGGCTGGTTTTGCGACTCAGCCATCATTTCCTGGGCTTCTTCTTCGTTGGGCGTCACCACACCCATGCGCAGGAGCTGCTTACGGAAGTAGCCACGGACATCGGAGATGCCCTCGCCTTCCATGTTCATCATGGCCATGGCTTGCAGGACTTGCTTGGTCTGCGGGTCGTCAGAGATGGCCATCATGCCGGTAAGCGCACGCACAGTGGCTGCACGCTTGGAGCTGGACGACGGGCCGACTTCCACATTCACATCAAACTTGGCGCGGCTCAGGTCATTTTCCATGACGACTGCGCCTTGTTCGCTGACTACAGGCTTCATGAGTTCAACGGCTGAAACGTCATTGTTTACACCCACCGTTTTCATCTTGCGACCTTCTTCGACATAGATGTCGCGTGCCATGCTCAGCCAGATCTCGCCACAGCGTTTCATGCCTTTTGAGAAGTTGGACATGTAGATGAAGGTCTGCATATCCAGGCGCTGTTGGATCATCTCGACGGCTTTGCCTGAGATGTTGCTGACCATCTTGTCAGCCTGCTGAGCGCTACCAAGGATCTCCTGCATGTCCTGCTCAGTCACCTGCATGATTGCAGCCATGGCAGGAGGCACGACGGGACTGCGCGTGTAATCAACGGGCCCAGCTACTTGCTGCGAGCCATCAGGGCCGGTAACCGGATTGATGAGCAAGTACGGATAGTTGCGCAGGTTGTCGTCAGCCCACATGACTTGATGACCTGCTACCTGCTCAGGCGTCATGATGGGCTTTTCGATGCTGGACAGTGCGCTGATCTCGCCCAGCTTCGACAGTTGCATGTTCTTCAGACGCTGTGCGTCTTTGGCCAGTCGGACATGGCCCATGCAGCGCTCGATATTGTCAACGAACCAGCGCTTTCCGTACACCGGGACAATGGGAATCTCTTTGCCTGCGACGTATCCGGCATCTTCCAGAATTTTTCCACCGCTCATGATGTACTTGTGAACGCGACGCGACTTGACCTTGCGTTGGCGTACCTCTTGACTGCCGATGGCAGAAAGCGTGCCTTCCAGCTCAGGATCTGCGTCAAAGTCAGCCTGACGATAGCGCTCTTCGGTGCCATCAATCGCACGGAAGATGCGTATCGTTTCCGTTACGTCCTCGACTTTGTAGTACTCAGCGACGTAGACGACATCGGGAGTTGACCAGTCGAATTCGTACTGATGGACGATCTTGGGCCAGTCGGTGGGATCGTCGCCGAACTCATCCTTGTACGCCGCTCGGGTCATGGATGTGACGACAAACGCGAACTTGGCGTCTGACTTGTCCTGGCGCTTGGAGTTCAGGTCAAAGAATACGGATGAGTCTGCATCAAAGATGGGTTCAATGCGGATGCGCTGGCGTTCGTTGTCCTCATCTTCTTCATCTTCGTAGACGGTGCGCAGTCGCCATGCGCCAAACCCGCCGCCTACCGCCTCTTCAAACGCATTGTCGTAGGCTTCGTCGGACACACTGTCCTGTTCGTCTGCGCGGTACAGACCGTCGCATGTATCGGCGAGCTTGTCGTCCTCGCCATCCTTGGGCGTGAAGTCAACAGTGATGCGATTGTTGCGGTATTCGTTGATGATGCGAATGACCGCAAGGTGAACCTTGTTCACCTCGAACTTGGGCTTGTTTTCGTAGATCTCGGCAAGCGGGCCTTCCCACTGAGATCCGGCCAGGCTGTAGAACCTGCGATCTTGCAGGCATTGCAGCCGCTCATCTCGCAGGGCGGTCTGAATCTCATTGAACTGGTCAAGGGCTTCAGAGTGAAGCTGACTCAGTTGTTGCTGTTTGGACACGCGTGCCATATTTTTCCCTCAGTTGCAAGCATCTTCTACCATTTGCTTGCCACTGGCAAGGGTGTGAAGCTGGCTTGTTTAGCCACTGAGGCTGCGCGTCGCACGCCTTCGCATGCGTATCGCAGGGCGTCAATGACATGGTTGTGTTTATCTTCCAGGATTGGCAGGACTTGCGAGGTAAGAGGATCGGTTTTGTACTGGTAGAAGGTCAATTCGTCAATGGTGTGCGTGCATCGAGGATGGACGACGATGTCGTATGACTTGAGCCACTCGATGCCTTCCTCGACCGATTTTGCGCCTTTGACGGCTGGCATGATCTTGGCAAAGCCATGCTTGCGCATGTGGCTGATGGTTTCTGGCCTGGAGGAGTCGGCAACGATTGGCCATTTCTCGGCGTCTGGCACGGTCATGAACAGGTCTGGAGTGTTCATGATCTCGCAGCCCACCATGTAGGCCTCGTGATCGATGTAGAGCGTGCGGCCGATGATGTGGCAACGGACCAGGACGGTCGGATCTGATGCAAAGCCCCAGTCAGCGCCTAGTCGGTGGGTGGCTTCAGATGGCGTGTCGAACTCTTCCACGCGCCAATTGGAGAACACGCGAGCGCTGCTGTTCTGGAGGTATGCGCCGCGCCAAACGTGGGCGTACTTGTCTGGATCGCGTGCGCGGTCGTACTCCATCTCAGCGCGTAGAACGTCAGGGAACCATGGGTTGTTGTCGAAGTTGACTTCAAGCACGGTTGAGTCTGGCGGCGGCTTGTCGCCACGCAGCAGGACGTCTACTGGATCGCTTGACTGGTTTGGGTTCCAGGTGAACCACAGTTCTGAGCCAGGCTTGCGGATGGTTGGTCGCAAAAGGTCAAGGCTGCGCTGAGACAGTGACTGAGCTTCTTCTACCCATGCGCGGTCGTAGCCTTCTAGCGACTTGATCGAGTCTGCTGTGTGGTTCTGCATTCCTTGAAAGATGATGAGTCCGTCTCCCTTCTTGGACTTGATGACGGCTTCTTGCACCTCGAAGTAAGCGCCCGCGTTCATCTGTTCGATCTTGAGTTCAAGCAGGCGCTTGACGGACTGCGACAAAGACTTCTGGAACTCACGCACGCAGACGCTGCGGCTGGTCTGGTCGATGATGTGGGCTTCAATGAGCATCTCGGCGAACGTATGCGACTTGCCAGATCCACGCCCGCCGTATGCGCCTTTATAGCGTGCAGGCTCAAGCAGTGGGACGGCCCATTCTGGCGTGTCAATTCGCAGGGTTGTCATTTCTTGACCACAACACGCTCAATCCTTTGAATAGCAACGGGCCGATCTGGATCACCAGTCAGCTCAAGCTTTTCACCATACTTCTTCGGTGCCATCTTGGACAGCAGCCACTTGCGCGTATCAACTTGCAGCTTATGCTTTTGAATTGCCGCCCAGTCGCGCTTGCCATCTGACGACACTTCCACGTCCTGATCGCTGATCTCCAGCACCTCATTTGCCATGCGCTCGATCAAATCAGAACGTGCGCGCGCGTACTCTTCCGCAAGCTCAGCATCCTGGCTCACCCATTCCATGAACGCGCTCTGAGCCACTCCAGCCGCCTTGCACGCCTTCCAGCTAGCCAACCCTTCCCGCATGCCCGCAAAGACCTCCTGAGCGATTCTAGCGCGTTCTGGGCTACCTACTGTCGTGCGTGGTCCAGGCTTTTTCTTTTCCGTCATCACAGCACCTTCGTCCAGAGCAGGTAGCACCAGATTGCTACCGTGACTGGCCAGATGCCTACTGATGCCATTGCAAAAGTCATGAAAATCCAGAAAGCGTCGTCGCGTTTGATCATTTCAAGTCATCCTGTTGGATTTCGATGAGTTTGTCCAGAAAGTGCCGAGCTTTGCGAAGGTCATCAACGCCGCCTTTATCTTTCCACCGGCTAACGTATTTGATGATGCACCCTTCAAAGTATCCAATGTCATTCGCGGCCACATAGTCCCAAGGCTGAATTGCTTTTCCTTTGTAGTGATCGCCGCCGATCTGAGTATCGTTTGCTTTGGTCATTCATACACCATCAGGTTATTGATAATGCTTTCAACTTGCCAATGCAATGATGGCCTGTTGGTTCGCATGATTGCAAAGTCTCGTGCAAATCCGAGCTGACCGGTGTTTATATTTTTCACCAGCCAATAGTTTGCCTTTGTGTGTGCGCGGCCATCTGCCGAGATTTTAAACGTCAGCCAATCTGATGAATGATTCTGGCCACGGGCAAACACACCCCACAAAACCTCATCATCGTCCAGGCACTCACCAACCTTGCGCCATCCCTCATCCGCGCTTGGCAGGTTGCCCCTGTACATCCTGACCTTTGAATCCTTCACACTGTTCCCTTTAGTGATGATGGCCGAACTCTAAAGGGACTGTAGTTCCTTGTCAAGTACCGTTCCCCCCTACCTCCCTGCATCGCTCCCTCCCCCCTCCCCCCTCCTCCCCTACCCCTCGCTATAGAAGAGGGGGTACGGGCGGGGGGGGATTTGGGGGGAAGAATTGCTGCGTTTTGCGTCTTTCCCCTCCCCTCCCCTTTTTCCCCCCGAGGGGGATTTGGGGGGAAGTTATCCACAGGCTACCGACCGTTTTGTGTAGCATTTTTGAGCATCATCATGGCGCTTGCGTGTACCTCGTTGACCACGATCCAGCCGTGTTCATGGGGTTCGATGATCTCTGCGGTGAGCAGCACGCTGACCATTTTCCCGGTGTAGGATGGGCTGGTCATGTTGTCTGCGGTGCGTGGTGTGTAGCCACCTGAGATCAATTTATCGCGCAGTGCAGACTTGCTGACGTATGGTTTGTTTTGCCTGATTTCGTAATTGGTATTGGTCCATGCATTCTCGAATGTCTTAAGAAAATCTGACACTTTGCTGTCTTTTTTCTGATCTGGTTTTACGTCTGGTTCATCGTCTTGAATTGCAACGCAGGTAGTTGCAATGCCGCCGAATTTAGTCTCACCCATTTCAATGACTTCAAGTTTGAAATAGATTGTTTCGCCTTTGCTGGGCAGCTCGCGTTGCTTGGTGACGTTGACTGAGCGCACGCCGTCTTTCTCGGTGACTTCTATTTCTGTGTCTATGTGTGCGCGGATTCCTGACCAGCCGCGAGCGCCTCGAGCTGCGTCTTTGCCGTTGTGGTGAATAATCATCATGGCGGCACCTGTTGCTGTGGCCACCTGATCGAATCTGGCCATGACTGGACCCATATCCTCGCCACTGTTTTCGTTAGCGCCTGCACTCATTCTGGCGAGTGTGTCGCCAATGATTAGTCGTACTTGTTTGCCTTTGATTTCTTCTACTGCGCGGACTAGTTCTATAACGTCGGTTGCGTCTTGGTCGCCGGTGTAGAAGTTCATGGGAACTGGAACCATGACAAGGTTTTCAAGGTTGCATCCGTAGAATTTCTTGATGGCTTGCATACGGGATCTGATGCTGGCGGGGGCTTCGCTTGCCAAGTAGATGACCAGACCCGGGTCGGTTTGCCTGCCGTAGCACTCTGAGCCTGTGGCAATGGCTGTAGCCACAGAAAGTGCCCAGAAGGTCTTGCCTGAGTTGGAGTCGCCGTAGACGACGACTGAGCTACCCATGGTCATGAGACCTTCGACAAGCTCATCAGGGGCTTCGTAGTCATCGGACAGTTGGTCACCGAATACTGCTTTGAGTTTGTCGATGACGGCAGAGCCTGTCTGCTGGACAAGAAGGCTTGTCAGGTCGTATCCGGCCTGCGCGTAGTCGTTTGCATCCATGCCTTCGATTGGTGGGATGACGACTCGTGCGCCGTATTTGGCGCTTGCTTGATCGGCGTACTTTTGGCCTGTGCCACTGCGGTCATGGTCAGCAACGATGATGATGGGTTGCTGCGGGCCGTGCCTTTCTCTTATGTGGCCTGTGACGGGCACTAGGTTGCTGGCGCTGTACGCAACGACGCATGGCCTGCCTGTGACTTCGTGGATTGTGGCGGCCGTGGCAAACCCTTCTGCAATGTACAGAACGCCGGGTTCATCCATGGTGCCGACGATCCAGAAGCATCCGCCTGTTTTGCCACCTGGGTGATAAAGCTTGCCGCCATCCTTGTCGATGTATTGCAGGCTTGAGAGCTGGCCTGAATCGTCGTACAAAGGGACCATCAGCCGTCCGTCGCCAGTGGTGCGAACGCCATGGGTCTGGATGCCTTTGCGAGCAAGGTATGGGTGATCCTGGTGGGCTGCGACGCCACTAATCCAGATCTGTTCTACAGTATCTGCGGCAACCTCTCGCTGGCGCTCCAAGGCTGCGTTACGCAACGCCTGAGCCTCTGCCATGCGCTTGGCAAAGATCATTTCCTCGGCGTCTGACAGTTTGCGTCCGATGTCAGCACGCCATGTAATCTCAACACCTGCCCGCCAGCACCCGAACCTGCCTGCCGGTACGCCATCACCAAACACCAGATACCAGCCAGGTTTGTCGCCATGTCCGGCAGACCCCTTGGTGCCTGATCTGAATCGGTGGATCTTGCCATCGAAAACGATGTCATCCGGTGGCGTGAGACCCGCACCGATCATGGCGTCGCGCAACTGAGCATCTGGCGGGTCAACCCGCTTTTCTGGCGGTGGCGACCATGGACCGCCCAAAATTTTGGACAGATCAGCCATGCTCGATCACCCGCTCTGCACGCAGCACGCCTTGGGTCTTGACTTCCAGCTCGTATTGTCGTCCCATCGGCGGCCGCTCACCCCAGGCGTAGATGACCTGTGGCCACACGCCTAGAGCGTCTGCCAGCTTCTTCGTGCTGCCGTAGTGGTTGATGGCTTCTTGTGTCGTCATGTGTCATTTCTCACAAAGTTGGCATGCGCAGTTGACAAGCTAGCATGAAGTCTGTAGTCTTGCAATCACTGCGCCACCGGATGGTCCGAACGCGCAGCAACACCAAGGAGT